TTCCGCGCCCGCGGGCGCGGGTGACTTTTTCGCCGCCGAAAAAGTCACCAAAAAGCCGCCAAAACCAATGGTTTTGGAATCCTTTGGGGATGCGACCGACGTTTTTGGTAATTTGGCGGGTTTTTGAATTATTTTTACGCTGTTTTCTATGTCGTATTGACGTCCCACGACCGGTCGCTTCGCGACCCCCGCCTTTTATCTCGCAGGGGGCTTGTACGTCGCTCGGTGGATTTTAAAACGCAAGTTGAACCGTGACGTTGAAAAAGCAAGGTCGAACAGTTTAGACACGCAACATTGCGAAGGCATCCCAAAGAGCGGCAGCGGCCGTGGGGGGCAGAGTCAAATCGACGAGGGAAAACAGCGTCGCTGCCGTGCTGAACCGTCGAGGGCTATCGCGGCAGCCGCGCCGTAAAGCGTCCTTTCTTCTTTGGCGGGCGACACCGTTTCTTCTTTCCGCAAGAGGAAAGAAGAAATGGGGTCGCATACGTTCCCCCTTGGCAGGGGGGGTCGGGGGTCGCAACACAGCCCCCCCTTACTCCGGGTAGTGCCCCAGCACCTTGCCCAGCGTGCGCAGGCGGCTCTCGTCCGCCACGACGATGTCCGCGTACTTCGGGTTCAGCGAGCGCAGCAGCGCGCGGCGCGCCGCGCGGTCGGCGATGAGCTTCTTGCAGTACGCCTGCCCCTCGTAGACGAAGATGCCGACGTCCCCCTCCTCGACGGCGGGGGTCGGGCGCACGAACACCGTGCTGCCGTTCGGGATCTCCGGCTCCATCGAGTCGCCCGAGATGCGCACCCCGAACGCCGCGCCCTCCGGCGCGAGGGCGGCGGGATACTGCTCGACGGCGAAGTCCGGCGCGTCGATGTAGTTGCCGAGGCCCGCGGCGGCGGGCTGGTCGTAGACCTTCAGCTCCACGAACCCGTCGCGCCGGCGCAGCGGCTTCGGGAACGGGATCGCCACGCCGCGCTCCGGCTCGGCGCGGACGTACTCGCCCGACGCCGCCAGCTCCGCCGTGTAGCCGATGACCTTGTCCTGCCCCTCGTCGTTGAGGCGGCCGAACGGCTCCGACAGGGCGCTCAGCTTCTCCGGCAGATCCAGCGCGGCGTCCGTCGTCCAGCCCACGAGATACGCCGGCGTCACGCCCAGCTTCCCGCTCAGCTCCTCCAGCCGGTCGAGCGGGATGTTCGTCACCACGCCCGTCTCGTATTTGAAGATGGTCTGCTTCGTCGTGCCGCACAGGGCGCCCAGCTCTCCCTGCGTCATCTTCAGCGCCTCGCGCGCGGTGCGGATGCGGTCTCCCAGCGTCATGGCGTGCGCCCCCTTCTTTCCAAGTCGGCAGTATCATATCAAAACTTTTTTGAAAAAGCAAGGAAAAATGACTTGACAAGTTATTTCTGCTGTGCTAGACTTGGGGTAACTTAAAAAGTTACCAGATGAATAAGTGGTGGGAGGGATGCGCGCCCATGGAGGCGGTCGTATGGGGCGAGTTGCGCCTAAAATATGACTTGCGAAGTTACTTGAGGGGCGGCGCCGGGCATTTGGCAACAGAGAGGAGTGAAACGCATGGCGGCGAGGAAGAAGAAAGAGGTCGCCCTGACGCAGGACGACGTCCTGCTGAAGTATCTGGACGTGTACAACCGATGTATGCAGGAGGACCCGAAATCCTTCGACGCGAAGGGCGCGCTGAACGCGCTCGACCAGATCAGCAAGATCCTCGGGCTGGACGCGCCCATCCAGTCGGCGGACGTGGACGGCAACCGCATCGTGCTGACGCTGGCCGAGCCGGTGGGCGACCGTGGCGATTGAGCTGGCGCTGCCGCCGCCCCAGCCGCGGCAGGAGCTGTTCTTCGCCGCGCGCGAGCGCTTCGTCTGCTACGGCGGCGCGCGCGGCGGCGGCAAGAGCTGGTGCGTCCAGCACAAGAGCATCCTGATGGCGGCGCGGTACGCGGGGGTGCGCATCCTGATCCTGCGGCGCACGCTCGTCGAGCTGCGCGAGAACCACATCCGCCCCATGCGGCGCATCCTGCGCGGCGTGGCGGAGTACCGCGCGACCGACAAGACCTTCGAGTTCCCGAACGGCAGCGTCATCGTCTTCGGCTACTGCGACGACGAGGGCGACGCCGACCAGTACCAGGGGCAGGAGTACGACGTGATCTTCATGGACGAGGCGACGCACTTCACCGAGTACCAGTACGCCATGCTGACCGCCGCCCTGCGCGGCGCGAACGACTTCCCCAAGCGGATGTACCTCACCTGCAACCCCGGCGGCGTGGGCCACGCGTGGGTCAAGCGCCTGTTCATCGACCGCGCCTTCCGCGACGGCGAGCGGCCGGAGGACTATGTGTTCATCCCCGCGCGGGTGACGGACAACCGCGTCCTCGTCGAGAAGGATCCCGACTACGTCCGGCGGCTGGACAACCTGCCCCGCGGCCTGCGCGAGGCGTGGCGCGACGGCAACTGGGACGTGTTCGCCGGGCAGTATTTCACCGAGTGGGACCGCGACGTCCACGTCTGCGAGGCGTTCGCGCCGCCGGCGTGGTGGCGCTGGTACGTCACGATGGACTACGGGCTGGATATGCTGGCCGCGCTGCTCATCGGCGTGGACGAGGCGGGGCGCGCGTGGGTCGTGGGCGAGGTCTACGAGGGCCGCGACTGCGGCGACGGGCACAACGGCCTGATCGTCAGCGAGGCGGCGGAGGCGGTGCGCGCGCTGGCGGGAGAGCGGCGGATCGCCGCGTTCCTCGCCCCGCCCGACCTGTGGAACGCGCGGCAGGAGACCGGCAAAAGCGTCGCCGACATCTTTGCCGAGCACGGCGTCTACCTCACCAAAACGGGCAACGAGCGCGTGGACGGCTGGCTGGCGGTGAAGGAGTGGCTCAAGCCGCAGACCTGCGAGGACGGCGTGAAGCGTCCGCGCATCCGGTTCTTTCCGAACTGCCGGAACATCATCCGCACGCTGCCCCTGCTGCAGTACGACGCGCGGCGCGTCAACGACGTGTCCAATACGCCGCACGAGCTGACCCATGCGCCGGACGCGCTGCGCGGGTTCTGCGTGTATTGGACGAGCGCGGGCGCGCAGCCCACCCCCGCGCTGCGCGCCAAGCTGATCGACAGGCTGGGCGGGACGGAGAGGCGCGGAGGGACGAAGGGGACCGCTCGGGGAGGCCTGAAGAAACGCGGCGCAGCCCTTTAGCCGCCCCTTTCGGGGGAGGGAAAGCGGATCGTTCCTTTATCACACCCAAAAAGTAACCTATAAAGTTATCAACGGAGGAAAGACAGCATGAAATTCTTCAAACGGACCCCCAAGCCGGAGGGCTATGAGCGCGGGCGCGTGTACGACTACGCCACTGCCGAGGGGCGCGTCGCCACGGCGGAGTGGCTGTTTCGGCAGGCGAAGGACGAGCGCGCCGTCCGCGAGGCGGAGTGGCGGCGCTTCAACGACTACTACAACAACGCCCACGACGCCGCGCGCGAGATGGCGGACGCGCTCGAGGACGCGGGGCTGCCGTGGTCGCCCGCCTGCGTGCCCGACCCGTACATCATGGTCGAGAGCCAGATCGAGCCGGACGTGCCCGTGCCGGAGTTCCGCGGGCGCGACGGCGACCTCGACAGCGCCAAGGCGAAGGAGCGCGAGCTGGCGGTGCGCTATCTGATCGAGGAGAACCGCCTCGGCGACCGCAACACCGCCAACGAGCGCCGCCTGCGCAAGCTGGGCGACGCGTTCTGGAAGGCGTACTGGGACGAGACCATGCCCTGCGGCGACCGTCGCGGCAACATCCGCGTGCGCGACGTGGCGGTGCAGGACATCTACCCCGACCCCACGGCCGGGCCGGAGGGCCTGCAGAGCGGCGAATACCTGTTCTACGTCTACACCATGCACAAGCTCAGGTTCTGGCGGCTCTACCACGACGAGCTGGAGCGCTGCGACAAGGCGCTCGACGACGTGACCGGCGCGGATCGCTACCGCGAGGCGGACGACCTGCTGGAGCCCTACACCCAGTCCACCGCGGCGCGGGACGATCTGGTGCAGGTGATGGAGTTCTGGTACCGCCAGCCGTTCGACGACGGCGCGGCCAGAGCGGGGGCGGTGGCGTGCAGCGTGCAGGCGGGCGGCGTGGAGCTGCGCCACATCCCCGACTACTGGGTGAAGCTCGGCGCGCAGTGCGACCTGTTCCCGTTCGTGCATTACTGGTGCATCCGCGACGAGACGCAGTTCTGGAACAAGAGCGAGCTGGAGCCGATCCTCCCGCTGGTGGACGCCGCCGACCGCGAGCTGGCGACGGGCCTGTTCAACGACGCGATGACCGCCAACGACGTGGTCGTTTTGGAGGAGGGCGCGCTTGCCCCCGGCGAGGAGTTCACCAACGTGCCCGGCGCGGTGGTGCGCGTCAACCAGGGGCGCGGCGGCGCGATCGCGCGGCTCGGCGGCCTGAGCGACGGCGTGCGCAGCCTGAACATGGTGGGCTGGCTGCAGGGCCAGATCCAGCGCGCCAACCGCAACTACGACTCCAACAACGGACAGGAGACCACCCGCGTCACCACGGCAAGCGGGCTGATGCAGCTGCGCAGCGACGCGCAGGCGCAGCAGCGCATCAAGTCCGCCGACCGCAACGCCGGCTTCTGCCGCCTGTACGAGCTGCTGGACAAGCTGGCGCTGGAGTATTTTGACGACGACCGCCTGCTGTTCATCGGCGCTTCGGCGCGCGGCGGCGCGGGCGAGAGCGTGGTCTACAACGGCGCGAACTACGCGCGCACCGCGCCGGAGCTGCGCGACCCGGTCACGCTGGAGCTGCTGCGTGAGCGCCGGACGTATTACCCGCGCGTGGACGTGACGGTCAGCGCGGGCGCGCCGATGGCGAAGAGCCCCGCGACGACGGCGGCGGTGCTGGAAAAGCTGGCCGCGACCAGGGTGACGGCGGACAACTGGGCGCTGCTCGCCGCCGAGCTGGACTGCCTCGACATCCCGCAGAAGCAGGAGATCGTCGCGCGCTGGCGGGAGAAGTTTGAACCGACGGTCGAACCGTCCGCCCCGGCGGACGAGGCGATAAAATCTGAATAAGGAGGAGAACAGGATGGATCAGGAGAACACGGCCGTCGCCGCGGAGAGCGCGCAGGACGAGCTGCTCGACGAGCTGGCGGCGGAGAAGAAGGCGAGGCTGGACTTCGCCGTGCGCGACCTCGACGCGTTCCTCACGCGCCACGCGGACGTGGACGTGGAGAAGCTGCTGGGCAACACGCGCTTCGTCCGCTTCTGCGGCTCGCGCATGGGCCGCGAGTACCTCGCCGACCTCTACGACGACTTCGCCGCGCTGGTCAGCGAGGCGGGCGCGGCGGCGGTCGCAAAGGCGCAGAGCCGCGCGCGGCGCTCCACCGGCGGCGGCACGGCGGGCGGCGCGCTGCTGACGCCGGCGCAGAAGTACGTGCTGGACGCGTGGAATGCCGAGCATCCCGAAATGGCGATGACGGCGAAAGAGTTTTTGGGGCGCTGACGCGCCCCGGAAGCCTCCCCTGAAAGGGGAGCAAGGAAGGAAAGGAGATTGCAACATGAAATTCTATCAGAAGCTCGACGGCGGAGCGCACATCAGCGCGCGCGAGTACGACGTCGCGTACAACGCCGACATCAAGGAGGGCTCGCTCGTCAAGCTGAGCGGGGGCAAGGTGATCGCCGCCGTCGCCGCCGAGACCGGCGCGCTGCTCGGCGTCGCCGCGGAGAACCACAGCGGCAGCGCCGACGCGCTCGACCCGCGCGCCAACGGCACGAAGCTGCTCGTCATCGACGACCCCTCCGCCGTGTACCGCTGCGCCGCGCCGACGGTCACCGCCTCCGGCGGCAGCTCGACCACGCTCGTGTTCACCGCGGGCCAGTATTTCGCCAACGACGACTTCAACGGCGGCTATGTCAAGCTGGTGAGCAAGGCGTCGGGCAGCACGAACACCGACGCGGTCGGCACGGTGCGCGCCATCAGCGACTTCGCCGTGACCTCCGGCACGTCCGGCACGTTCACCATCGCGTCCGGCGGCGCGCCCTGTGCGGGCGACGTCTACGCCGTGTTCCCGCCCGTCGGCTTCGCCAAGGGCAACCTCAACAGCGCGCGCAGCGGCCTCGTGCTGACCGCGTCGGCCGGCCTGCCGATCCGCGTCATCGGCGCGGACGCGGGCTTCGACAAGATCAACGTCATGATCAAGAAGCACGCCTTCGGCGTCGACGCGTAAGAAAGAGGAAACCTCTCGGGCGCTGCGCGCCGGCTCCCGTTTTGGGGAGCCAAATTGGAAAGGAGATTTGATTTATGTCCAATACCGCATGGAAGACCGACAACTACAAGTTTGTCGGCAAGGCGTTTGACTACGCCTACGCAAACCGCATCGGAAAGCTGCTCGCCGTGCTCGGCGTGGCGAACTGCAACAGCATAGACTACGAGCTCACCGGCTCCGGCGGCTACGGCGAGATGCCCGCCTACGACGGCGAGAACCTCAACGAGGGCGCGAAAAAGCGCGGCTTCAAGACCATCATCACGCCCGAGGAGTTCTCGCTCTCCGAGTCCGTCGGCTACAAGCAGGCGAAGATCGACAAGAGCGGCGAGTGCTCCCGCGTCGGCAGGATGCTGGGCAACAGCGCCGCGATGACCGTGTATATGCACGCGCTGCGTATGTTCGCCGACGCGTTCGACCCCAACCGCCTCGGCGGCGACGGCAAGAGCTGGGCCGCGACCGACCACCCCAACGCCTCCAAGGGCTCGCAGGGGCGCAGGTTCGTCGCCGACCCCGAGAGCGGCACCTACTCCAACCTCATCACCGCCGAGCTGAGCGTCAGCGCCATCACCGCCGCGCAGAGCATGGCGGGCCGCTTCACCACGCCCGACGGTCTGCCCCTGCTCGCCGACATGAACCTGCTGCTCGTGTCCCCCGAGCTGGAGGCGGAGGCCAAGAAGATCTGCGGCGACAACGGCAAGTTCCGCCCGGCCAACAACCCCGCCGACAGCTCCAACGCCGCCAACCCCCTCGCCGACCTGCAGTACATGGTCATCGGCGGCGGCAACGACGGCTTCACCGCCAAGCAGTGGGCGATCTGCGACCCCACGCTCATGCGCGAGATGGTCAAGCTGGTGTACATCACCCGCCCGACCGTCATGCAGACCGCGCTGGACAACCCGCTCAAGGACCTCTACACCGGCTACGTCGACTTCGGCTGCGGCTGGGGCGACGGCAGACAGATCGTGTTCAGCAACCCGGCGTAAAAAAATTTCTCCCGCGGGTAACGCTTTGCGTTACCCGCGGGGAGGAAGGAGTGATCTCAATGACCCTCGGAGAGGGCAAACGCAAGACGCTGATGCTGCTCGACGAGCACAGCATCGACGGCGCGCCCGTCGTCAACGACGACCTGAACGCGCGCATGAACGACTTTTTCGACATGGCGCAGCGCGACGTGAGCGCGTGGCAGCCCATCGTGCGCCGCGAGAGCCTCGCGCTCGACGGCACGGGCAGCATGGCCCTGCCGGAGGACGTGCTGCGCGTGGTGCGCATCCGCCGCGGCGGGAAAACCGCCGCGGACTGCGAGGTCGTGGACGGCAGGCTGCTGTTCCGCCGCGGCGACACGTCCGTCGTGACGCTGGACTACATCGCCTCCGCGCGCCCCATCACGCCGGAAACGCCCGACGACTACAAATTCGAGGTCAGCGACGAGGCGGCGAACTGCCTGCCCTTCTTCGTGGCGGCGCAGCAGCTCGTCGCCGATCTCGTGGTGGACTACGGCGCGTTTTACAATATGTACCTCCAGATGCGCGCCGTGCTGCCGCGCGCGTCCCTGCCGGGCGCGGCGCGGCAGAGGCTGTACGGAGGCTGAGCCATGGCGAAGAGAGACGGCGCGGCGCTGCGCACCAAGAAATACGAGCGCTTCCGCGGCGTGGACTTCACCACCGACCCCGCGCTGGTGGACGACACGCGCAGCCCCTGGGCACCCAACATGATCGCCGACCGCGGCGGTATGCCGGAAAAGCGCCCCGGCTGGCGCACGCTGGAGACCTATGACGACCGGATCAACGGCGTCTTCCACGCCTCGTTCGGCGGCGCGGGGCAGCTGCTCGTCCACGCGGGGGAGAAGCTCTACCGCCGCGACGAGACCGGCGGCGAACCGACGCTGCTGGCCACGGGGCTGAACGACGAGCGCAGCACGGCGGCGTACATGGGCGGCAGGCTGTGGATCTTCACGGGCGGCGGCCTGTTTTGCTACGACGGCACGAGCGCGCAGAACGCGGCGGCGGACGCCTACGCGCCGCTGACGGTCATCGCGCGCACCCCCGCGGGCGGCGGCGTGAGCTACGAGCCGGTCAACCTGCTGACGCCGCGCCAGCGCGTGCGCTTCCTCGCCGACGGGACGAGCCGGGTCTACCGCCTGCCGTACACGGGTATTGACAGCGTGGACGCCGTGACCGTGGACGGCGCGGCGGTGACGAGCGGCTGGAGCGCCGACCTCGCGGCGGGGACGGTCACCTTCA